CACATGAACCATGATCCATCTCCGCCAAATCCGCTGTTGTTCTTTCCTTGCATAGCAACCAACAAGTTCGGATCAATACCTTTCTGTTGCAATAGTGGAGCAAGCATAGCCATCATTCCACTACCACCACCGTTCCCGCCTGACTCCGGGAAAACGTAAGTCTTTGTTTCACTCATATTAATATACAATTATAACACGGTCAATATCAACCGCATCACAAAAGTATATAATAGAAACTGCGTAAATCAGAGCTCATTTTCAAGGGATTTGCGAATATTTTGCAGATATATTGCAATCATTTTGTTTGCCAGTTTACGGCTTTCGAAAGTAGATATAAGGTAACGGATACTAGCGGATGTCTTGTGAAGAAAAGTCGCTATTTGTTCAGGGTATAGCCCGTATTCAGTGAGGAAGAATACTACAATAGAACGGGCGTCAACAACTTCAGTAACTTTACTTGATGAAAGGATCAATTCAGTAGAAACTTCAGTTTCTTTTCCAACAATATTTAGAATCTCGGCAAAAATCTCTGACTTACACATAGTAATTTAATTTTTTGTTGTACTTTTGCCCTTGCCAATCAAACTTACGGTTATTGAAAGAACAAAAGCATGTATAGAAATGTTAAGGACATTATACCCCTGGCACTATCTATGCATGCTTTTGTATGTTTAAAAGTTTGATTGGCGTCAACTTTCAGTGTCGGGGGTTCTTTTAACTCTTCCCCCAAAAGAGCACGTTTGTAAGATAACCGGCCTTCTACTTTACCGGTGTACAAATTAGATTCTATTTATACCATATTTTTCCTCCCTTTATTGAACATCTTATATACTTTTTTTGTTATTGTTACACTTAAACTTTTCATACCGGTGAGGTCTGTGAAGATATTAGCCGGTTAATTCTTGAGTAATCTAATTATTAACACAATAGCTAACATTATAAGTACGCCAAATGCCCATCCGCCAAGTTCTATCTTTGCTTTCTGCCATCTGGTCAACGCCTTTTCAACCGGATAAGGTATCTGGATACTGTCCGTCCTAATCACAGTATCAATGCGATTAAGATATAAATACTTATATAGATACCGATCCTTATATGTGTACACTGTATCACCCCTGTCTATTACATAAATGCTGTCACGGCGGTACACGCTGTCAATACGGATACTGTCACGGGTCTTATACTCAGTCTTAATAGTTTCAACCGGTACGTATTGAGTAGTCCTACATCCGGTGAAACACATTGCCGACACTAGCAAAACGACAAATATCAACCGCTTCATAATACCCCCTCTTGCGGAACCGTCCATTCCGGACCACTCAATATATTCCTTAACTCGGACGAATCATGCCGGTACGCGGTCATAGCATCTTCTTCTCTCAAGACGGGATCAATATAATCTTCATGCAGGATAACTTTCAACCCGTCAACAGATCTTCTTGCTTGTGCCGGGACCACAACACCGTGATTCAGGCACCATTCTACTGTTACAATTACGTATTTCATAACTTTCTTGTTAATTTTAAGGGAATATTTGTTTGTTCTCCGGAAAGCTCTTTGTGACATTCTTATCGTAGAGGACTTCTATCCCAATAGGCTTGTCAATTGCTATTTGAGCCATTATTCCTAAATTATAAATCCTATCACTCAATGAAATTGCCGGTATATCGTAAACTCCATCTTTATATATAGGATAAGTCCAAGGTTCTTTAGTTGAATCAATCATCATTCCCATTAATCCAACTGCCCAATTACCTTCACCAACGCTATACTGATTAAGTCCTGTGACTTTTATTTTGTAAGACGGTACTTCAATCGGCTCTCCGGTATCTGCTTCGGGATTCATAGCTACCGCAATAGCACCATTAAAGGTTTCAGTTGTGCTATCTACAACAATTTTATTTGTTGTAACTTTGCCAGTAGCAAAATCTGGATAATCAACGGCTTTATAGGCAAAGTTATCAAAGTTCAATGCGAACACTGGATTTGGAGTACCATATTTCATGACGTTGATTTCTTTCTGAATTTCTTCAGCAGTGAGAACGTCTTGATATATAGCTATTTCATATAGCGCCATAGACATACATTCTCTTATAATTGAACTACATCCAATATATAATGACGTATTAGCAGTAGTAATATCATTATTTATCTTTGGAGTTAAATATTTATAATCACCAATATCTTTATACGTCATAGTTGTAGTAATTGTTTTATTAACATGCGCAAGATAACATCTTGGTGACTGTTGAATATCAAATACATAGTTCCAACCAACATTATAAGATATTGGAATATATTTAATAATAATAGTTCCTACTTTATACCCTACCTTATCAAGTTTCAGATAATCATCTATACCATCTGTTACAATTGCTCCTTCATATTCTGGAATTTGCTCAATAGTTACATTCTTAGTTAATGCACCTCTAACTGCGAAACCAACATTATATCCTGGGTCTCCGACACTCTTTTGAATACTTTCAGGTAAGTCGTATTCTCCATCTTCAGGAATTGGGAATACTATCCTACTACCTCCATCGGAAGGAGAATAGTCATAACTAAGCTGATCCGTTGCAGTTAATCCAGTTACTCTTACTTTAGTAGCTTTTATAGGATCAGTGTCATATCTGAAAACGGCATAAGTATTGGCCGGAATAAAATTCATTATAGTAATAGAATGATCATCCGTTACGTATACATTCTGTGCTTTATGATAAATTAGATAATTCTCCCTAAATAAACCATATCCACTGCCTAAGCTCCAACCGAAGTTATACGCAGTCAATATTTCACCTTTTATTCCCTTGATAGTATTCCTATCTTTATCAAAATTGCTCTTACCTTTAAAGTTCCAATAATCTACAAGGGACGGGTGAAAAGGAGAAGTTTGCCCTCCCTTTGAAGCTGATCCAAGACGTATTCCCCTAACCTGAGCCGTGTTAATGCCAACGCGGTTAATCTTTACCTGATTGATTGAAACTTTCATTCCGATACAAGAATTTTAGCCAAAGTAGGCTGTGAGATAGACTGCACTTTAATGTACATCCCGGGAATCACTCCTGTAATAGCAACATCTATTGTGCTACCCACATAGTTGTATGATCCGAAAGGAACATAATTCCCATTCGTCATACTCTGAAACAGAGAGACACCATTTCTTTCCTTATCTTCACTTGCAAATTCAAGATGAAGACCTGCATCCGATTGAAGTTGCACAGGGTCACATACATAAGCCTCACCCTGTTTGCTGAAAGTTAAATCTGTTAGAGCCATGTTACTTTGAATTTAAATAGTTAATAATACCTTCTATGTGAATATTTGCCACAGTCCGCTTTCCCTCAGCCGACAATAAGAACTCCACGTCTTCCTTGTTGTCCTGGAAGAAGTTCTCCGTCAGTACAGCGGGGCAGTTCGTATCCCGGCAAATAGCCAAGTTCTGCACCCAATAGTCCACATTCGGAGTCTGTTTGCGTACTGTCACACATTTACTTATTGCTGCTTGTGCCAGGGAAGAAGCTAACCTTTTGCTATTAAAAGAAGCATTATCACTGACATATACACCCCACCCCCGGGCATTCATCCAACTTGTCCCGTTACCGGCCGCATTGCAATGAATGGATACCAGAATAGCGTTCTTTTGAGAATCGCGATAAATATTATTAGCACGTTTGCAACGCTCAGACAATGGAACATCCACGTCCTCCTTCACAATGCGTTCCGCGTCAACACCATGCTTTCTCAGCCCGAAAACGACCATATCCGCTATCTCCCTGGAATAAGCCCACTCACGCAACCTTCCGTCCGGTGAACACTTTCCCGGTGTATTCTCGCCATGGCCATTGTCAATTAGAACTTTCATATCATTCATTCTTTGTCCTCCTCCTTTTTAGTTATCACCTCTTTTAAATCTTCTTTCTCTATCTTGAATACCTTTTTAGCAAATAACCCAATAGCTACTATCAGATTAAAATCATAGCCCTTGGGCTTAAGAATATTCGATATGATAGAGCAACCTTCGATAAAGCAGACAGATAAGCAAGCAAATATATCAATGTTATATCTTCCACCACTGGCCTCGTTTATCATCACCACCATGATTACAAAGCTAAAATAGGTAACCATCTTACCCATTGTAGCCCGCCAAGCCCTACTAAACCTCACGCGCTCACCCATCAACAAGCTCTTCCTGCATCCCGTAGCCAAATCACACAGTATTACAAAGAACATAGTGATCAACCATGGGATCATGTGCTCTATAGCTTCCATTACGAAACTTCCGGCTACAGGAGCAAACAGACCAGAAGAGAATTGATGTATTGATTTGTCTTGCATATTTGTCTTTTTAAATAATAATACTACATTTGTAATCAGATTACATAATTAAATTAAAACTAGATAAATGCGTGAGCCTATCTTGCCTGTGAAGGTGAGGTGGGCTTTTTTATGCTATGACTTATCGCCGGTGAGCTGGTCAATGATCTTACGGATATCAGAAATATAACATTCAAAGTTCTTCGTATAGATAAAACTAACAGTAGTTATCTGCGGAGTTGGAATCGGGTCATATCTTACCTCTCCCAACTTCATTTCTCTGATCTCTTCGTGTGTGCCATCTCCATCAGCATTCGGTACCGTTTCTGTTGCATTATCGGTTACACCGACAAATATCGACTGTTTGTTACCATTGATTGAAGTATATCTGATCGAATATTTAACGGTTGGAATACTTAAAGAAGTTCCTTCAAAGCTATTTACTTCTGTTGTACCAGTAGCTACAATTTTAATCTCTTCGTTCATAACATTTTAATTTTAAGTTTATAATAAGTTTATTCTTTGTTTTGATTCAAAGCTGAATCCAGCAATTTGAAGAGGGGAAACTTTATATAAGCAAAGAAAATCTGATCTGATAATCCTCTAATCAAATCAACGTTAGATTCATCTACTTCAACTTCACCTTCAAAATATATTTTCCGGCCTAAATCCTGTTCCTGGATATCACGCGCATTGAAATAAATAGCATTACCTAAGTCCTTGCTTACGTCTCTGTAATCAATCACTCTCTCCGTCCCGACAATGTTGCCCTCAGAGTCTCTCTTCTCAACCTCTTTCATCAAGACATTGCCTTCGATATCGTTAACCACGATCTTTCTAAAATCTATTTTCATACTCTATATATTTATATTAAACTCCACAATAATTTAAAATCCAGTATGTCCCATCAAAGACAAACATAAATAGGTCTGAGTTATTACCTAAAGTAGCTGACGATAATACTTTGTTTGAGTAAATACTATTTGTTCCACCATAAATAGTTACACTTCCATTCCTTCTACGAACATAGATAAATCGCCCAACCTCTGGATATCCTGGAAGGGTCACATTTATACTACCAGAATTAGTACATACAACAAAGCAATCACTACTATCCAAAGCGATAGATGATGATATAACCCGAGTTCTAAATATTAACCCCTGAGTCATCTTGACGATACCATTTGTAATCAACTTACTATTGATATTGACTGCTACGGTGCCTGCAAGATTTATATTTGTACCGTTCAAATCCACATAGCTATTACCTGATGTAGATATAGATGCTCCACCGTCATTACGAGTTATAGTAATCATCTGAGGTATTATAATAACCTGACCGGAAGAATTTTTCATCGTAATCACAGTAGATAGTCCATCTGAATACAATCCGTTATCTTGAATCGTAAAATACCCAATTTGAGCACCATTCGTTACCGTAATGTTTCCTGTTGTAATTCGACCAGCCGCTAAGGCATTGGTAACGATTGCGGTTGCATCTATCAAGTTCGTTCGAATCAATCCACCATTGATAATTGTTTTACCCTGAGTAGCATACGAAGCCATTTGGTCATACGAAGAGTATCCGAGTTTCGTTGCGAAATCATTCTGCAAGTTACGCATAGCGGTAGCGTCCAAGAATCCCTGCGGTCCTTGAGGTCCTTGTGGACCAGTGTCTCCCTTATCTCCTTTAGGCCCCTGAGATCCTTGTGGTCCCTGGGGACCAATAGGACCAATAGATCCGGTAGCACCAGTAGCACCGGTAGGTCCAGTTGGACCTTGGGGACCCTGCGGGCCTTGTGGTCCTGTATTACCCTTGAAATTTTGCTGCTCGGATGCCGACAAGCCGGAAAAAGTAACCATGCCTGCAATACTGATATCTTTCCCGAATATATTGATAGCACCCGGCTTAATAGTGATTCCCGTTTTTAATTCATCCTTTGTAGGAGTGTCATCAATAGAGCCGGCATCGTAGACCGTGGCAAAGGCAAGGTACCAGGTGACGGGTAAACTGCCATCACCTCCCGCTAAATAAAAGTAGTTAGTAGAAGAGAATGTACCACTTGAACCAGACTTGACATAGAATGCATATTCCTCCCAGTCGCCAGTCCCGACATTGTTGGTGAGCCATTTTGATGTACCACCGTTACCCGTATAGTTTGTAGCCCACTCAATTCTATATCCAACAGGAACCCATGCTATAAACCGGGTAATAAATACAGCATTGGCGCGTGTTTCAGTGCTAAAAGTAAACCCACCTAAACCCGGCTCTACAGCCCCAGACGTCGTAATTTTAATTTTATATCCGGATTGATTAGGCAAATTAATATCTGCTGCTCTTTCAACTGCAACCATACCATTACCACTATTATTGTAGATTCCAATGCCATTCATCCCGCTCCTAAACTCCGGATCACGATTCAACATCTTCCCCTTACTCATAGCAAGGGCAATCAAACGTGCATTGCCCGATACCGTTGATACAAGGTTAATATCCGTCTTGGTCTGAGAGATCTCAGTGCCCTGATTGGATACGACCTGTCCGAGAGCATCAAAATCGGTTTGGGAGACTTTGCTTTCAATTAACCCTTTCGTTACTTTTATCTCTGAGTCGGTGTAGGTTTTGGCAATGTAGTTAAGATCTTCGGGGGCTGGGCTCCACGAAACTAACTCATATGTTTCATAAAGTCCTATTCTTGCAAATGGATTATATGCAACATAATAAGTACCTACTATACATTTAACTGGTTTGCTTGTTATTATATAGTCTTTTGATGGCTTTGTGCCAACTAATTGTATACCTTCTGACGTACCATCTTTATACTTAACGTTGATATACATTGTGTTTGTGTTTGGATCAATTTCATAACCGTAATCAACATCATCTATAAACAAAACATAGCGTTTGCTATCGTCATAAACCAATCCGAACATATCTTTTTCTGGAACGCTAGACTCTACATTTAAAGCACCTAAATTGATACCTATGTGTCCGTCCTCTTTGTATTCCATTGCGTATGTAAATCCCGCATCAGTAATACGTTTAAAAGAGCATAAGTTCTTAATACCTGCAACTCGCTCGCTTGCAGACGGTATCCACTGCGTTACACCTATGTCACCCTCGGTAATTACAGCCCATTTAACATAGGTGTTAGGGGTGTCTCCTTGTGGCGTTTTATAGAAATAAAAATACGCTCCATCATCATATGAAGGAGTTATGTTCTTTGATTCTATAACTTCTCCATCTTTTCCACCACTAAATACGGCTACCGGTCCATAGTTAGGCTGATTATATGCTTGAATAGAATCCGCATCAGAACAACGATAGCAAAGAGTTAACGTATAAAATTTACCCTTTACTAAATTAACATCATACAAATAATAACCTATCATATAAGTTCCGCCGCTCAATGTACGGTTACTATTTTTTAATAAATTAACATCCCCCACCTTCACCTTACTCACCTCACCCTTCACAGCCAACGTAATCTGTCCGGGCAAAGCCTCCATAATCGTATCAGTCTCAATCTTAACCTTTTCCCCAACATAAGAATATGAAGCAGAATTGATAGCGTCTATAATTGTCCGCTGCTGGTCATAATAAGCCTGTTGAAGAGTTTTGAATGAAGCGCTGACCGGTATATTTTCAGGCTCACTTGCCGAATGTGTCTCAAGCACATGATAGTAATCGTTGAAAGCATTCCGATAAGCAACGGTATCAATGCCATACCGTGTTGCATTAGCCAGAATAGAATCTCTTTCTGCCTTTAATGCCTCCATTTCCTGCTTTAACGCGGTCTTTTCAGTTGGTGATATGACACCATCATCCGCCCAGGTATTCAGTCTGTCCTGAGCAGCTTTCGCATCGGTTTTGGCGATGTCTATTTCTTTGTTGGTTGACTCAAACTCCTGTTCGATGGTCTTGCCGTTGCGAAGGATGAAGATGCCTTTTAGGAAAGCGTTGATAGAGTATATACCATATCCCGAAGGTTGATAACTTGCGGGGAAATCAGTATCCGTAATGCCTCCCAAATATCCTATTCTCGTTTTCAGCTTCCCTTCAAACGTCTTTGAATTAACCCCATCCAATATATCGATCACAGGATGACCGTTGGCTACCGGCTGGACAACAGGAGCAAAATAAGCGTTAGGCGTAGATATATCGACAATCACATTTTTACCGTCATTGAAAATCCGGCCGGCTTCTCCGTTTTGCTCTGAACCGGCAAACAGTTCCGGGGTGCTTATCTGGGCACCGTCCTTAAAAGTCAATACATAGCCTTTAGTAGTGTAAGCATACACCACACCGCTAACTAAGGCGCTATTAGAGACAGTCCCTATTGTCTTACCTCCTAAATCATATTCCTTCTTCGTTATACTTCCATTTTCAATAGAATAGTAGCTCTTTGAAGTAAACACAAGGAAGCAAGCGGATTTGTAGCAGATTGCATCAGTCATGGTATCATCTATGTCATATACGGAGAACTGAGAATCCTTAAGATTCCTAACTTCCAAAGATAGCCTGTCTGAGGATAACATATAATTTCCACTGATACGCATAGCCTTTGTATAGACCATATCCTCTTTATACAGGGTGACATTTCCTGACTTGTCTATGGTAAACTTGACCATATATTCCCTGCTGCTTTTATTTCCACGCCAGCCGATGTAGAAATGATCATCGTCAAAACCTATGTTTCCCTTTTCATAGGTGTAGAAGTTAACGCCTGCATCCAAATCGCTTACAGCCATGGCACCGGCAAACAAGTTGTTGATATCGGAAGAATATCCTATCGCCGATAATGTCCCGGTCGAGTAAATATCAGCTACATAGACATACCCGCCATTCCAGTAGAACAAATCCTGCAATAGGGTAAATTCATAAGGTGTAGCGTTTAGTTTCGTCCATACGGGAGAAGTGAGTGAAGCTGACTTGTAGAAATTAAGGCTGGCTGTACTAAAGTCAGCCGCAACTATCAAGTCCGACTTAAAATACTTTCCATCTACCGTACCGGAATATATAGTATGAATAGTCTGCGTTTCATCATCTACAGTAGCCGGCAAAGACGAATATTCACCCAAACCTTCATTCTGTGGGCTGCCTTCCTCGGCAGATAAATAAATCAAGCTCTGTCGGGCCACATTCTGAGTGTTGCCCATTTGTACCAATTCGTCATCCTGTTTAGGAACAACGCCATTAAACTCACTTTTCAGAATCCAAACCTTAGAGCCTTCTGCACGATCAATCTCTACCCAATAGTATTCTACTTCGTTTCCGCTAAATACTTGGTGTCTTACAAGGTCATGCGCTTGAAATGTTGGCTGATCGTCACCGAAGTCGAGGACGTAATACTCGCCATCTTCCGTCACCTCTACAACCTTACTGTTGCTCTGGCTGATCACCAAGGCACCGTTAACCGAACGTATTTTCTGAATGATCAGTTCAAATACCTTCATCATCTTGCGGACGGTAACGATGTCACATTCCAAAGTCCAGTTACCGGCTTCGTCCTTATAAAGTTTGGCACCTTCTCCTGTAAATCCCGGAATAAACTTCGGAGAAGAGATGTATTCTTTCAATATAGCTGCGGCAGCGTTTAATATACCATCCTCAGAGAGAGAAGCGGTAGGCTCTGCCTGAGATTGGTCCCAACCGGTTTCAATGCCACCACGGATGGTCAGTTTGTAGGGGGTGGTGTCGTTTTGGTCTTTCCTGAGAAAAACCTTTTTCAAAGCCTCCATGTCAACATCCGCAGCAAGCTTAAACGCTACTACATTATCCCTGTTGGTACGTATAAATATAGCCGGATCTTCGTCTGCATTACAGATATAAAATTCTCCTTGATTAAGCCCTTCCAAATGCGACATAGAATCAGGAGAAATGACGGGAGCTTTTGCTTTCCCGTTTTCAATTTCTGAACCAAACCATTGTATTTTGCTTATATTCTTTTTCATGTCAAATTCGTGAAGTATTTATGAATGCTGCTTCGCTTTCTTTATATTTCAACATTTCCCCCTCCTTCGGGTTATTTACGACAAAACCGACAATAGATGCGCTGCTCGCCTGCTCAGGAGCACCGCCAACACCGGAAATAGAATTTTCCTGTGGTTCCAATGCAATAGTCACGAAAAACATTTGGCTGTCTTCCATAACCTGACTTATCTCTGGAACAGAATTCTCGGACCTTACATATCTTTCTCCATTCACATCAAACATAGACACACACAATATCCGGTTAAGATGCCTTCCGAACCAATACGGGACACCACACGAGTTTCCTATTGTAAGTACATACGAATCATAGGGAACAGCATATAACTCTTCTATTTCTTGTCTTTGATTGCGGTATTGTTCATTATCTATCTTTGCGGAATATCCTGCCGGCTTAAACCCAGCTTCCACTCTCCATTCGAATACCTGTTGAGTATCTCCTATCCAGAAGATATTATCAAAAGCAGAATTATTATCTTTGTGTGAATAGCGAATCAATGCGGTTTCTTCCAAGATATTGGAATCGGAACATACTTCAAATGGCTCAGATTCTTTCCTTTCAAAAGTTATACTATAGACTGAATCCGGAAGTGAAGTAAACACGACATAATACATCATAACAGATGCATTTACCTCATAAGTCTGGAATTGGATATTGGAAGAAGTTCCTTTGATAAGATCGTTAAGAGAGGCTGAAGCTACTTCTCCGTCATCCGCAAATATTTGCAGGAGTATTTTATCAGTTGTATGAAACCTCTGAATGTAATCTACATCGATTGCATATTTGTCCTTAACTGGCGAAAAGAACAATGGGCATATATCACCTATCTTAATCATAGTCCTTTAGTCCGAATTTGGGTTACAAGCCTCTTGACCTGTGTTATCGTAGCAAATATATGAATTAAAAACGTAATTATGAACGATTTCACCTTATTTTATACTCTCTACTATCAAAGTATATTTAGCAGCTTCAGAACGGCCGTAATTAAACTTACCGTCTTTAATATACCCATGATATGTTTCTCCTCCCTTCTCTATAGATATTAATCCTGTGAGATCATCAGGAGCTTTCATATCTCCGGACTCTACTGAAACCTCGCCAACAGTAAACAGCCTCTCTCCTTCCGTCAACTGGATATCCGTTTTCTCGGATACTCCATCAATAACAACGTCACTGTTACCATCAGAAGACGCAAAGTCCAATGTGTTGGTAAATGCACCAATAAACTTCCGGTTAGCCTCTATCATATAACGTGGAGAGTATACAGCATTAAACATTGTATCGGGACTTATTACTCCGGAAATAGATGGACCACCATTTATCTTACGTATAAGACGGTATCCGCCATCTATTGAAGCAAGCCTTGCATTAACAAAGAATACATCATTGTCGCTGTCACTATCCGTAGTATCCTCTCCCCTTTTCTGAACCAAAAACTCTATTCCGTATGCGTCAGCCCGAAACGGGCTTATCAATTCAAGGGAATTATCAGTCAAGGTCACTCCGGTACTATATTCATTTGTGAAATGAAATTCATCACGTCCGTTCACACTGTCATAATCCTGCTTGTCATAACCGGCCCGTACCCGGGAATAAATCAAGGAAGAATTTACGCTATATTCAAACGACCGTATATTGTCACCGAAATCTTTTACTATGTTTTTTGAAAACAGACTACTTCTATGTACAAATGTAACCTTGTCTTCCCCTATCACAGGAACAAAGCCAAACTCCGACTGCATCCAATCAACAAACTTTGTATACGAACAATATAATTTTGCCTTTTTCAGACCTCTTGCACTCTCAGCAGGAATTATCATACATTCATCCAATCTCTTGTCTACCCCTGAAACGATCTCTCCTGTAATTCCTTCCTGCCCTCCATTTATACTTTGAAGAAGCCGGTTTAGAAGCTTGACAGGAGTAACTATATCAATATTAACCGGTATTATTCTTGCATCCCAATTTAGACTAATGTAAGGGTCCCGGATAGTCAAAGTCATGTTATATGCCGAACCATATCTTATAAAACAATAATCCCCTTCAAGCAATGTTATATCTTTCATATATGAAAGTATAAATATGGTCTCAGGGTGTTCGTCGTTAATAACAGTTCTGGTAAGCTCTGTTTCATTCCCATCTGCTCCGATTTTTACCAATGTCATAGACAATGCCTTATTTGCCGGAACATTAAACGAGATAGAGACACTTAAGAAGCAGGTAATATTCCTTTCCGCCCTGAAAAGGAAAGTGTCTTTACCACCATCAGATACGTTCTGCTGAAAAGTATCCCCATAGGTTATATATCCGCCTATTGAGGTCTCGCTTGATTTTACAGCCAACGGAAAGTATTTGGACTTTAATGCTGCCTGTATCTCAACCGATACGTCCGTTGAATCCTCAATGCTATTCCCGGCAACCAACCAACTTACATTCTGATTCATTTCTATACCGTCATAGTATAAGTATTTGCCTTCTGTAAGCTCGCTAACCACATATTCATACTGCGTTCCCTTTTTAGCTTTTATCAATGCGGCCAGGCTGTCATCTACGGCACTGATAGATATAGTACTTCCATTGTCTTGAAATGTCGAGAAGTCCAACGAACACCGGAACCTTTCATTCCAAAGCCAGCTGTTATTTCTTGTGTAAAATACCACACTAGCCGATGCTTGCAGATACTTTTCCCGGAATACACGTTTCAACAGACTGTATGCAGCATTAGAAAACTCAAACTTTGTAGAGAACGATCTTACGACTCCATCATAATCCCCCCTCTTAAAAGAAGTGGTTATGTCGTCCCAATTGACCAGATTATCCGTTACCTGATACGAGTATCCATCAACTAACAATTCACATTTATAATACATATTATTTTCTTTTTAATGATTTCAGACGCAAATCAACATCATCACACATCCTCTTTACCATATAGGCATATTCCTTTGCGGAAAATGAATCCGGATCAATATGCATATTGAAATGTTGCATTACGGCCACTCTTTCTCTCACAAAGTAATCCCTATCCATAATAGCCGACTTAGGGAGGTCGGATTGTTCTGACATGATCTTATCCACCCGAAATCTACTGTTAGATAAAATAGCTTCAATCCTACTGCATATCTTATTGTGATCATTAGGATCAAGACTATATCCCATATCATTAAGAATCAAACAAACCGTAGACCACTCCTTCTCTTCAGTAAGATAACGGCAGCAGTTCATCAACTGTATCTTTATCACAAGGCTGATAATTTCATTCTTCTTAGAAACTTCAGCCAATATTCCCTTCTTCCCAACTATAGACATATATTCATTAACCAATCCGGACGCCGCTTTCTGCTTTTCATCTTCACTATAATCTCCTTCACACACGGCGTCCGAATTTCCACAAAATACATCTATGAATCTTCTGAGGGATATTCTATCAAGATCTGTGTATATCATATTAAATACGATTTGATATATTTCTTAGCTCGGCTTCTTTTGCAGCCTTCTTCTGGTATTTAGCCATCTTTTCAAACGAACGGTTTAACGACTGCATCTCACGCTCCAACTTTCTATAATCATTATTCACATTCACAGTAATAGGCTCACCCATCCTTTCGGCATCCTTCATTAAAGCGCCTATGTCTGAACGTAAATTCATGCTGCGATACAAAGCTAACCTGTCAAAATGAGGCAGGAAATCACTGCGCCTCTCTATATCTACATCGGGAATAACCTTTGCCCGACGCGGCAAATCAATCAAAGTAGGAACATTAGGAGTTATATAAGCTCCTCTGTCAGTTACAACAGCTTCATGTTTACCTCCATCTCCTACAATAGCTAACCCACCGGGATGGTTATCTGTACCCTTAGCATATTTGGGAATAGGCTGAGCAATAATAGTCGCAAGCTGGGCAGCTCCCAATGCTCCAACCAATGCAGCCAGAACCATATTCGGGAGGGCCCTTGAAACAGCCAGTGCAGTAGCTATGATAGATTGACTGATCGCATTAGCCTTCTCCCATTTGGCCTGTTTCTGCTGGAGAGCCTCTTTCTTTTTCTCTAATTCTTTATTCTTATTCGCAGTAGTTTGTTCTGCCGCTCTTTTTCTTGCTTCAGCTTCTTCTTTAGTGATGACACCAGAGTTTTCCAACTTTTCAATTCTCTCCAGTTCTTTTTCGCCAGCTTCTTCATTAGCTTCCTGTTCCTCTTCCACACGTTTTATCCTGGCATCATAAATATCTGTCATAATAGAAGTAATTCCATCTTGTATCTTTGCAAATGAAGACAACACAAAGGATAACTTGCCTTTGTCATCGAGTTTGCCCCAAAAATTAAGTACACTGTCTCCTGCATCATCCATTTTTGAGGTAATTTCTCCTATGATATCGCCCAGAGCATTAAATATATTGGCAGAATCCCCCAAATATTTATTGGCAGATGAAGATAAATTTCCCAAAGCATTATTAAAATCATCCGCCCATCTTTTCCCCGGATTATTTTCATCATTATCCATGTCATTACCAAAGTCCTCAATCTGAGCCTTAATCTTATCTATTCTCCGTTGAATCTCATCAACCTTCTCTTGAGGGAGGTCAGAAGATAAGGCCAGTTCTGCCTCCGCTTCTTTCAATAAAAGCTTTAACTTTGCTTCCCCAGACTCTTTGGTAATCTTATATAGTCCATCCCTATACTGCTTTTCGTTTATTTCCCCTTGTTTATATTGTTTATTTAAAGCATTAATCTCCTTCAAGGAATTTGTATCCAATATATCAAGTTCCCTGTCGGTACCTTTTTTTATCAACCCTAAACGCTCTGATATATTATCTTGAATTATAGATGAAAATCTTGCATCATATTTTTTATTAATCAATTCTACATCTTCACCTCTCCTTTCCGCTTCACGGATTTCCTCTTCACGTAAGATTTCATTCATCCTTAGTAATAAATCGAGTTTATATTCAAGCTCTTTTTCCGAATTGTTTTTAATAGTATCCAGTTTTAATTCAATGCTTCGCTTTTCTAAATCTGATTCATACTCCTCCCTTTCCAAGTCATATTTTTCATTAATATCTCTGATATTTTTATTTTTCTCTTCTTCATATTGGGATCTTAACTGATTTTCTTTGGCTGAATATCCTTTTATTTTATTGATATTCTCTTTATAAGTATTTTCTACACTGGCAATCTCTGCTTTTCTACGATCCTCGATTAGAGCTATTCTGGTTTTAGTCAATTCACTCTCTATGTTCTTCATGTAATTTGCATATTCCTCAGCCTCCTTTTTATTAGCGTCATTGGAATCATTTACCAAAGCGTCTACGTCAATACTCTCAGACATACCTTTAAGAGCTTTATCGTAATCACTCAAACTATCTTTTGCATTTTCCCATTGTTTTTTTGCATTTAATGTTATTGTTTTTTGTAGATCACTATTATTCTTGCTAAGTTCGTTTTCCGATCTTAAATATGAAACATAAGCATTTCTTTCTTTAACCCATGCCTTATATCTCTGGGCTGCAATTTTAGTCATTTCATCTAACTGTGCACGTGCTATCGCAGAAGCCACCAACTCTTTTCTCAATTGCATATACGCTTCTTTAGCCTCTCCAGCTAATATACTTTCTTTCTTCATATTTCCTAAATAATCAGGATACATCTTCTGTAACGCATTAGCTGCTGCAAGACGTTCCTTCCTAAGTTTATTTGTATCTTGAGTTGTTTTATAAAGAAGATCTAGCTTAGTCGTTTCTCTAGATATATCTTGAATTCCTTTTTGCCTAGCTATTAGCAATTTATTTTCATAGTCAATCAAGTCCCCTGTGACTTCTTTCGCTTTAAATAAGTTTTCTATCCAATTCATTATATCCTTTCCATACACAGATAACAATGTAATGCCTACAACTAATGCTGTTTGCCAATTAAGGATAGATTTAGTTAGCTGTTTCCATACAGGAACTCCCTGTTGTCCGGATTCTTGCAAAGCCTTAAACTCATCTCTTGCACGTTTTATTTCATTAGCCATTATAGGCAAGTTATTAGAGATAGCAAGAAAGAAAGCATTCCATCCTACTGCTAATGAAGGCAACTCTCTGGCCACTTGCTGGACAGATGCGTTTAATCCATTCCAATGTGATGTATAGTTACCTACATTTCTTTGATAATTACCCATTTGAGCGTCAATGGCCTTTAATTCATCTTTTAGTTGCTTAATCTGCTTTATTAAACCGACTCCTTGATCTCCTTGTCTTTGAGCTTCAGACAAATTTCTAAATCTATTTTCTAATTGTACTACTGCTGCGCTCATTTCATTATAGCTCCCGGCTGTAGAAACCATGGCTTTTGAATGTGCATTCAGAAGAGATGTATACTGTTTATTCTGCTGTACAAGATCTCGTTCTTTAATTGTAAGATCTGATACTTTATTCAAATATTCTTGTTGGCTTATTATACCCTTAGATAGTTCTTTTGATAGTTCAGATAGCTCTCTCCTTATTTCATCAAGCCTGATTTTATTAGCAGACAGCCTTTCATTTAGTTCTTTTGCTTTATTATCATAAGAAGTTACGGTATTTAGAATCTCCGCATAAGCACTACTTGTCAATGAAATAGATGAACTTGCGGATTGCATGGCTTGAGCCTGCCTTTGAGTAGTTTGAGCATTATCCTTTTGAGCTTCAGATGCGATTTTTAAAGCATCAGAAGCCTTATTTATTGCACTTGTGAGAGAATCAAACTTTCCTGATAAGGATGACAATGATAAGAATTCTTTCATATTCTTATTTAGATCATTTAAAATACCCTTGTATCTACCTTGTATATCAGACAGTTTATTCTGAGTAGTAACTAATTGGTTCATTATATTAGTATACTTCTCTGTTTTATCCGCTAATTCCTTAAGATCCCCCGGTTTTACTCTGAGACCTCCTGCCAAATCTTTGGTAAGATTCACATAAGCCTCTTTGGTTTCATTAAATTTAGCAATCAGGCTAGTTAATTCATCAAAAGCTTTTTTATCAACAATATCCGTTATTTTAAATTCATTCGCCATAATTTAAAATTTTGTATCGTGCCCCTTCACACGATGGTTATTACTTCTTATTCTAATAAAACACCAATTCAACAAACGTTCCATAGAATTCAATACCTTCCGGTAGAAAATCAAAGGTTCCGTCTTTCCTTTCGTACAGCACATACACAGAGTGATCCATCTTGGCAGCTATGCGTGCAAGGCTTCGGACTCTCTCTATATCCTGCATCCTTTTTTTATTATCACACCAACAGCTCACAGTATACCGAATTTTGCATAATATTCCCGTAATGCGGGATTCATAAAATGAACCATAAAATGCCCCAATGCTTCGGGCCCTACGGCCAGTATTATACTGCCGTATTTCTTTTCAATATCATCCCCGAAAGAGACCCCGACAGATTCTATCCTCAATCCGTCATTAATGGGGATAGCAGTAATAGACGAGTAGTAGTCACCCCGAATTTTGAGGTTTGGAGTTTTCATGTCACGCGGTGGCAAGAACAGATAAGAAGGAGCCGGAGGTGTCTTTTCCATCTTCCACTTCATATATCCTTCAGCATTATGAAACCATCTGCCGGCATCTTTCGAATTAAAAAAAGGGTCATTGAGATATGTCGGCCTTAAAGGCTTTCCACGACCATTCACCCCTGAATACAATTGTTGCCGGATAAAGTCCTGCACCAAATCAGCATTACTCTGAATTGTGTGTTTTACAACTTTCTCAAGTCCTCCAACAAACAGTTTAAAATTATCAGCCGCATCGCTTAATGTTGCCATATCCCATGTAATTTAAAAGGGGATGAACTAATAAAAATCCATCCCCTTCACCCTGTCAATCAATCAGTTTACCTTTATCCGGAATCAAACCCTTAATCCGGTCGTAAATATCACCCAGCATCTTTTCCCTTTCAAATTCTTCCCTATCCAGGAAAAATAACTTTTTGTGAGTATCGATAAAGTCCTTTCGTTTCCACTTCACGACTTCATTTTCTATGAAGTTCACACCTTCTACAACCATGTTATATCCTATTTATAAGTTAAACGCTTGCATCATACGCCTCTTTCTGCTCAATACCGATAATGCCTTCCTTCTGGAGCTCCGATGGTTTCTTCAAAGAAGGAGTGCCTGTAGCAGTAACGGTCAACTCACCATTAGCATAGGATACTGCTGATACGCCTCCGTCGAAAGATTTTCCGGCACTCTTGGAAAGAGCGTCCGCATAATACCCCGTAACATTAAGGCCTCCGAAGTGCTCAATCAACTTGTACTTATTCTCTCCCACTTTCACCAGGTCAACAAACACAAGCCCTTTCAATGCTTCCACTACATCAAAGTCAAGAGCCATGACATTCGCTGTTTTAATATACTTTTCATAATCCTTAAACATAAGGTTTACGATCAGATTAGCGACCTGACCGGAAGAATCCCAATCCTGCCCGCTTGGATATACTCCCGAAAGGGCAATACCACTCATACCGGTTGCGTCACGGTTGGTTCCGAACAATACATTGTCTTCATCAACTATTACCGCGTCAAATTCCACTCCTTTTGCCATCATTAGATTGGCTTTAAGGCTGGCATCATAATTATCCAATGTCAGAGCTGCCGTATATGCGGAATATCCGGTAACTTTATCACCTCCATATCCGGTTGCACTCACATTCGCTTCACCTCCTGTAGGGGCAAATTCTTCAACCGTCTTTATCGGATAAATTCGGTTAGGACGGTCCGCATGACACAACTCTTCTATCTTCTCTGCGGTCAGTCCGTTCGGGATTTTAAAACCACGTGGAATAAGGATTACCGCTTTAATCTTTCCGGGATCAAGAATACACTTCGATCTTCCGGTATTAAAGTCTTCCTGCCCCTTACATTCTCTAAATTCTATCGCCATAACACTTCTCTTTTTTTAATGTGATCTGCAAATTCTTAATATTTATCCCGTCGATATAATCTTTGAATGGCTTTCCGTCCGGGCCAGTCACTCCTGCTTTGCCGTACCGGTAATTCTCAACATATATGTGCGGGATACTTTTTACATAAGCTATATCAAACGCCGGCTCTTTACCGATCTCCTTGATCAATATCTCGTAAATAGGTCTGAGACATTCGGCGAATGATATACGCGAACGTTCTTCGTTGGTATATGAAGGCAATGTATTTACGGCAAGGAGTATATCCAATGACATTTTCCCTTTCTCGCCGGTCCTGTCCTCTTCGATCGGAGAATAAAGGAATATGGCGGGATATTTTAGCTTCGCAGTATCATTTGATTTGCTCCAAACTAACAACTGGTCAGAAATGTAGCTCCAGTCTCCAAACATATACGAGATATGTTTGCCATACTCCTTTGAGACACGCTCTACTATTTCCCTGAATACATCCGTTATTACTATCATAAGCCAAACGAATTAATCTCTTCCAGCATTGAGCGGTCAAATGAAAAACCGTCATAGCTGTCATCCTTGCATAAGAAATCAAGCAAATCATTATTCATCTCAACCATTTCATTCCATGCCGGAATAAGTACCACATTGGGATCGGCATGGTCTTCATCATCAGAACTGGTTGTGCCCACATCGCTTACATGCACATTGTTCCTTCTCACAAAGAAAAAGAACACATAATTTGCGATAGGGCTTTTACCATCCTTGGTTAGAAACTCTTTTAGCCTTTCCCATTTATCAATCTTATCTTCCCCGTCTGCCTTCATGTAGTTTATGAATTGACGGCACATATCCCTTCCCAACACCAATTTCAGATACTCTTTTTCATACGTATCAATGAAACTGTCAAGATAGTCCTTCATTGCAGTACGGGTAATTGAAGGAGCCCCCGTATCCACGTTCAGTCCATCTATAGATGTTGTCCCCTTAAAGTATGTACCGTCAATTATCATATGCTACTCTTTTAATTTATTATCACCCGGTTTAACGAACAGTTCTTCACAGCCGAGCTCTTTTGCATCCTGCATCAGGTTATTCGGCACCCGGATCTTTCCGTCCTTGAAAAACTTACTTGCAAGGGGCATATTCACACTCGTTTTATCCCCTTTCTTAAAGAAGTTAACGTCTTTAATGAACTCAACCTCGTACTGCTTATGCAGGTCCATGTTATACTCTTTTCCCATATTTATCCAACTTTATGTTTAACCACCAACTGAAGGAGAAATAGCCTCCATTACTGTAGCAAATGAATCACTCACAAATGCAGTCTTATACTGCGCCTTTACATAGGCCATCAATCGTTTTTCACCGATCATGGTCACAAGGTTCTTCGTGAAGTCGTCGTTCTCCCAACCGAAAGTAATAGATAACTGAACCAGGTCGCGAATATTCAGGTAATTGAAGTCACCGATACGGAACTTACCCTGCTCGATAACAGTAGACGTTTCCACCGCAAGTCCTCTGATCAGTTCATCACCAGCACGGAACGGCCGCAGGTATTGTCCGTTTGCATCCTTCTCAAGCTGCATCATAGCATAATCGATTGGATTCATCAAAACAAGATTAGGACGATAATTCATCTTGCTTGTAGAAAGAATCTGTGTATATGCCGCTACAATGGCATCATACATATTAGGGGACTTAGCTACTTTGAATCCGGTAAGCGAGAATGAAGGAAGATCCTTAAATACACCTGTAATCTGTCCGTCCGCTCCGGTACCAGAAATAATACCTTCCTCTTCTGTAATACCGATACGGTTAATGATTTCCGCTCTGATTTCTGCTACCAACTGAGGTAAATCAGTCAATGTTTCCTCTGTCAGCTTTACAGTCAACGCAACCTTACCGGCAGTAATGCTCTTTTCTGAAAGCGTTGCATCCATATTAGGTTTCAGGCCACCTTCAGGTACCCATTTGGCATCACCTTCTCCCGGCTTGAACTCAGCATAAGTCAACGAACGCGTACTGATGCTTGCCACGTTTGCGTATCTTCGAATAACTGTTTCAGCTTTCGGATCTACAGAAAGAGTAGTATCTACCGTATTGTTATAATGCGGTGCAATGCCTGTACTGGTTACTGTAGAAACAGATTTGCTGTCCAACACCAGATTAATACTCTTCTTATAGCCGGCAGATGCTTTACACGCCCCTTTCAAGTCAACTACCTTGGCACCTTTCTCAACCGTGATAAAGTCCTTCAGTTGTTCCTCAATCTGTTTATCGATGCTCTTAAGAGCAATCTCACCGTTCCCGGCCTTTTCCGTAGCGGCCTTGATCCGGATAAGGCTTTCCTCGATACTGTTGATGGTTTCATCAAACGTTTTCTTGTCAACCGCACTTTCGCCATTCTCTTTCTTGAAATCGCTGATCGATTTTACCGCTTCAGTAATAGATGTACGCAGATCCTCAATCTTCAGTTCATCGTTAAGGTAAGACTTGATCTTCTCTCCTATCTCCTTATCGATAGAATCAGCCAAGGCGATGTCCATCTTCTCCCATACTTTTTTGTCATCCTCAGACATTCCTTTTGTGTCAATAAGGTCCAAAAATCCTAATTTCATAAGCAATCCTGTTTTAGTTTTAATTTATTAAACATGGACTTCTTACCACGTACGTCGGCTTCCTTTGCTGGCGGATTGCTTTCCGGCCTTGCAGAAGCAAGTGACATAGCTTTAGCAATGATCCTTTGTAACTCTTGTTGTTTTATGACGTTAAGCCCTTTACATAAGACGTCGATGTCAGATACCAATTCACAATATCGGTCTTGGTAATCCTCCTCAGACTTTAATCCCAGATACTCCGTTTCACCATTAGCACCGATTGAGACAACAGAGATTTCATAAAGGACAACCTCTTTTACGATCAGACAATCTCTTCCTTCATCCCACTCACATTTCTCCCACACGTATCTATATCCAATAGAGAACTGGTTCAGTGTTCCGGATTCAAGCTGTGTCAAAGCCTGGTTGCCTCGTTCTACATCATCAATTACGGCTTCAAAATACAACCCCTTTTCATCCTCACGCAAAGCCGTCAACCGACCGATGGGTTCACTCATATCATGCATCCACAGAAAGATAATCTTGTCGTTGGCCGCACTTTCCGGTCCCCTGTCTTGGATACTTTTTGAGAAGCATCCTTTTATAAGCATATCTCCGCTCTTGTCTATGTTGCCAAATATGGCAGCATATCCTGAGATCTTACGGCTTCCGCTGTCAATGGACAGATCCTTTGTCTCAAACGAAAAGGATTTAGTCTGCTTCCCGATTCTACCTTTATATTTATTCTTCGTTTCCATAATCTCCCTTAGGTTTTTCAGGATCAATATCTATATATTCAGCTAATACGCTTCTTCCCTCGTCTCCGGTAATAAGGCCGGCCTGTTTCCCCTTAATCATGGAGTCCATCACCCGTTGCAGAACCTCCGATGATTTACTCTTATCCGCCTGCAAACATTCTACGTGTGAGAAATCAATCTTCATAATTGTACCTTCCGGGCAAACATTCTCCGTAAAAGCCTCAGCTATTATCTCTGCATTAGGTATAATCAAGTCCTGGTAACCGGCACGTTTAGCCGATTCCTGGTTCTCAAACTTACTTTCATTAAAAAGGCTCGGGTTAAGACCGATAGCATTAGCGATCTTTTCAGTACACCTCTTATCCTCTTCATGAAGTTTCAACTGGTCAGAATTATAATTCAAGGGAATCCATCCCAATTTAGCACGGGAGACAGCAATCTGGAACTGACTTTTCATCAACCCGTACTTCCGCTTGAATCTATCAAGAAGTGATTTCTGTTCGGTTGAATTCAGCGAAGCATTACCTGTCTCACTGTTATCGTTATTGTAAATGATCCCTTTGGGGCCTCCATTCGTTATCAGGGAATTACTTGCCTGCATAGAAGCCATCCAGTTAGAAACAGGGATAGACAAACTGTCTACGGCCGTACCGAACGTTATCTCATCACCTTCATTGCAAGGGATATGGATATCACTGTCGTAAATGATAAAATACTCCTCCTTGTTAAGGACCTTTTTCTCGGTTCCACACTCAACGTACGCCTCCTTGACTATTCCGTCCAGATCTACCTGGTCCAGAGATTTCCCGGTACCGGTCAGATGGAAATGCGTGGGATGGATGATCCACATCGTACGAGGAATGCCTTTCTTAAAAATACGGTTGGTATATATAGGGCAGTATCCATATGTCCGGAGGACCATTTCTATTTGAGAGAAGAAGGCGATGGAATTTTGAAGCGGATTAGGTTTCTTAAACAAGGCGGTCAGCTTCGGATCTGTGACATCGTTACCCTCTGAGTCTGTCAGGTAAACCCTTCCGTTTGCAAACATGGCTCCCACCTTCCTTATAACGGTAGCGAACGGAGTACAATACAACAAGGCGTTTTCTTTATCCATGGCTTGGGACATGTTAAAGTCCGTCTTCCAGATGGCACCTTTAGAATCAAAAAGATTGGTAAGATAGAATATATCATTACCTCTCTTCTCAACCACATTAACCTTGTCGGTCATATTCATTGCCTTTTTTGAAAACCAGCTACCCATATATGCAAAAAGAGTGGATACACCCAAAGGCGTACCCACTCCCGTTTTTATGTATTTTCGTTCTTTTATGATTTACGGTAGCATATACCTTTATATGCCGTGGATACTCTCCACTGCAAATATAGATAATATTATTGATTATTTACCTAAATCATTCTTTTTTTATCTATAGAAATTACGATTTTTATTTCATTTAACAGATTGGTTTATAATAGAATTAAGTAAGTAAACGAACAAAAACAAGAATATTATTAACAAATTAAATGTAACTGTTACTTACTGAGATACTGACTAAAAAAATAAAAAGGTTTGGGTCCCTTACCATCCAAGTGTGCTTAAAAACATGTTCTATTATTATTATATTTATAACAAATATGTTATATTTGCACCCGTAAACAAATGCTCTTTGAAATGAAAACAACAGAGTTCTTAAAGAAGGCTGCAAAGATAGGCTGCTATTTCGTGAGTCACGGCAAAGAACACGACGTATGGTACAGTCCGAAAACGGGGAAATACTTCCGAGTGGGCAGGCATGGTTCGCAAGAAATAAAAGGCGGCACTCTTAACAGCATGATGAAAGATGCGGGTCTTAAATGACCCGCACATTTGTTTACCGGAATTATAAAATAAATGGAATATGAAAACGGTTGCTATTGTTGAAATGTGGGACGACAAGACAATAAGTGTCTATGTTCCGGAATTTGACGGTTTTAACTTGAACGGTCAAGGGAAAAGCGTTGATGAAGCAAAACGATCACTACATGAATGTATTGATGACTATATTACCATGCTTAAAGAGCAAGGTAATGAAGTGCCAGGGGAACTGAAGAATGTAGAGTTTGAGTATAAGTATGATATAGCTTCATTCTTTGATAATTTCAAGTTTATAAGCGTATCTACTTTCGCAAAGTATGCAGGCATTAATCCCTCTTTGATGCGCCAGTACAAGCAGAGGATAGCGTTTGCTTCCGAAGCACAAAAAGCTAAGATAGAGGAAGCAATACACAGGGCAGCGAGAGAAATGCTGGCGGTACAACTTTAATTTTGGCATTTGTTTACACGAGACCTCTTTGGAGGCATATTCAAGGCGATGGAATTTAGGTTCCATTGCCTTTTTTATCAGTTAACAGATAAGATATAAAAAAGGCCGGGAGCAATCCCGGCCTGAAAAAAAGATATTAGTAAGATTTATATTGTTCAGATACTTGATACTCTTTACCCTCATAGGTAAATGTCCAAGTGAATATAGGAAGGTAAACATACCTCATCTGACCACCAAGATTAGTTGATTGCCCTGACTTAAGAGAGCCCAGTTTAGAGGCTTCGTCAGTGTATAATACGATGCTTCCTGTTGATCCATCTTTTACCTCAAACTTAGTAAGAGATATCTCTTTAGAACTTGTGTTGGTTATGTAACAATACACAGACCCTGTTATATAACCATTAATGGAGACAATAGATGAAGAACCTATTCTCAGATCCATAAAATCGGAAATCTCTGCTGATACAACTTCGCAAGTAGCAGTATGCCCACTATCTTCTGTAGTTATTGTTATCGTAGAAGTGCCTTCCTTCAATGCTGTAACCTTTCCATTATTGTCTACAGAAACAATGTTGGGTGCAGAACTGCTAAATTTTACATTTTTATTCTCTGCATTTTCAGGCAAAATAGAATATGTTAATGTGTAATTTTCTCCATTCAATATCTTAATAGAGGATTCAGTAAACTGAACTCCTTTTACTGAAGGAGGCAAAACATTCACAGCACACTGAGCTTTAAAGTTCCCATCATTAGTAGTGGCAATTATGTTACATGTACCTTTTGCCAATGCAGTCACCAATCCGTCTTCTACCTTTGCAATATTAGGATCGCTGGAAGACCATTTAATACTTTTGTCCTTTGCATTTTCAGGAGATACAGTAGCTGTCAGAGTAAATGACTCGCCGGCTTCAATAGATTTAGTTGTTTCATTCAATGTAACTCCTGTAACCTTAATAGGATTCACTTTAACAACACATTTGGCGGAGGTATCACTTCCTTTGACTTTGACTGTAATAGTACATTCACCATCGGAAACGGCTGTAACCTCGCCATCTGCATTAACCGTTGCTATAGTTTTATCCGAAGACTCCCATTCCACTTCTTTGTTGGTAGTATTTTCAGGTTCTATCGTATACTCCAAACGGAATGATTCACCAGTAGTCATCGTCTTTTCATTCTCAGATAGTTTGATACCCGTTGCTTCAATTGGAGTTACAGTGACCTTACATATATCTTTCAATTTTAGATTAAAAGAAGAAACTGATATAGTTGCTTCTCCAACGGCTTTGCCATAAACAACTCCATTTTCAACAGTTGCAATTGTTTCATCAGAAGAATTCCATTCATATTCGGGAGCGGGTAAATCTGCTGGCGAATGGCTGACAGTAAGAGTTATTTTCTCACCAATCTTTACTGAAGCTTCACTTTTAGAAATTTCGATAGATTGTACAACAGGTTTGTCATCATCACCGCAAGAAGATAATGACAGAACAGAAACAATAGATAGTAACAATAAAATAGTTCGTTTCATGAATATAACATTTTAATATTAAAAAATATTGTGCAAAATAATTAAATAGATACATACTTACCAAGTTTTATCCGAATTATTTTTTGTATTCAACTAAAATATCTATCTTTGCAGTGCTTAACATATTTATAATCCTAACAAATGCAAGCGGAGCTTGCATTAATCATGCGAGCATTTTTTATGCTTGTACTTAAAATATTTGAGGTATTACTATACCCCCGTGGCAAACTGTAATGGAATGTCAGCATTTGTTAGGAATGTGTTAAGCAGCGGGAAAGATGGTAGTACCTCTTTTTTATTGTTTATGCTTAACAGTAATCCTAACAATCAAAATCAAACAAATAATAGTAGTTTGATGGCGACGTTAATCCACGATACGGATAGAATGAGTTCACTTGAAATTGCGGAACTTACAGGGAAAAGACATGATGCTATTTTACGAGACATCAGGAACTTACTTAAACAAGGAGTATCTGCCCACAATTTTGTGGAGACATCCTACAAGCAGCCACAGCCAAGAGGAGGATATAAAGAACTCCCTTGCTTCGAACTCACTAAGAAGGGGTGTTTAATTTTAGCTTCTGGTTATGACGCGATACTCCGTGAAAAAATCATCGATAGATGGGAATCACTTGAAATGGAGAAACGCAAACCTCAGACTCCTCAAACCTATATTGAAGCCTTGGAAGCTTTGGTAGCTTCTGAAAAGGAGAAAGAACGCCTGCGCATTGAATCAGAGCAACAGCAAGCCACCATCAAGATTCAGACAGAGGAAATTAAGCAAGCAGCCCCGAAAAATAGATTTTCGTTTGGTAATTTACGGAATTGTTGTATCTTTGCAGTGCTTACAGTTCGGCAAACTTTATTGCTTCGCAGAGCAGCGGTTAATTGCTCAATGGTTATTGGGCATTTTTTATGCTCAATATTTAAGGATATTAGGCGGTTGTCTATACGTAGTCATTATTGTTTTGTTCTCCGGAGCAAAGTATGTTGGACTGTAAGCAGCGTATATGGCAACCGCTTTTCCGTTGCCTATAATGACTTAAATGCTTACAGTCATGGAAAATAATTTAATCTTATCCAAAGAGAGCAGCGAAAGCGAAATCAAGCGTTATTTCAACGCAATTCTCGAATTGTCTAAATCAGATAACGAGTTTCCAATCAATCTTGATGAAGTTTGGATGTTGGTTTATCCAAGAAAAGATCATGCTGTTAGAGAATTGGTAGATAGTAGCCAGTTTATTGAAGGTGTTGATTATCAAGTTTTCCTCAAAAATAGGGAAAACCCTAAAGGTGGCAGACCGACAAATGAGTACAAGCTTACCGTTTCTTGCATGGAGTTCTTCATCGTTCGCAAAGTAAGACCAGTATTTGAGGTTTATCGCCAAGTGTTCCACAAAGTCGCAAAGCATGAATTATCCCGCAAAGAACTTGCTTTAATGGTACTTCAATCGGAAGAAGAGAAAGAACGTTTGGCTTTAGAAGTCCAACAAAAGCAAATCACTATCGAATTACAAGAGAAGGAAATCAAGCAAGCAGCCCCGAAAGTCAGCTACTACGATAACCATTTGCAATCGGTCAACACGCTTACCTCCACACAGGTGGCTAAGCAAATCGGAATGGATGCGGAGAAGCTTCACAGGAAAATGAAAGAAATAGGTATCCTTTACAAACAGTCCGGGCAATGGATATTACATGCTCCTTATTCCACTTGGGGATTACATTCTACCCGTACACAGACGTACACACGTTCTGACGGTTCGACAGGAACAAGTGTATATACAGTATGGACTACCAAAGGTGTGCGTTTCATCATTGCCCTATATGAAAATTAATGGAACGTGAAGAAAGCCATCAAGCAGATAAAGAGTGAGGTGAATCCAGCCGCCTAATCTATTACATAACTATCAGCGGTCGGTTTAAATGCCCGACAGCCACAACTATATTCCAAAATTATGATAGAGATTATATTAATATTGGTTTGTCTGTACACAGGTTACAGGCTCACACGGAAGAAAGGAGAATCATTCTTCTACAACGATTGATTATATATAACGCTTCGACTACCAATCAGGCGAACATCTCTGTTAGGGGATGAACACCCCGGGAGCAATACGGCTCCTGGGATCTCGACGAAGGAAACGAAATTAATCTAAATGAAATTCTAAATAAAAAGCTATATGGAAACTTCAAAATATACCAATATGGACATGGTATTGCTGAGCCGTGTCGTATCACTTACCGACGATATCCTTAGAATGCACAAGGAACTCAATGAACTCAAATTGATCCTCAATGAACGGACAAAGCAAGCTGAAGCAAAAAGTAGACGCAATGTGTTCATGAAAATAGAGAAAAAAGGACGGTAGATATGATGAAGGGAGAGTGTGTTTTGCTCTCCCTTTATTTATGGTATCTTAAAAATAGAACCAAATTTCAGTGGATGGTCAGAAAAATCACGGGGGTTATAATTTTACTACATGAAAAATAGAACAGAAAGGGATCTTACATAAAATTATAGAAAGAGAGATCTTATTTTGATTCCATTGCCATTATTGCATCCTTTATAGCATTTACATACTCTAAATGGGAACTTCTTGATATCAAATGAATGTAAATATTCCTATCTGCCTTAACCTCAATAGGAGTATTTATCATGTTAGTAATTCTATTCGACGATATATACTTATCGAACATTCTTGAAAACAAAGTACTTCTAAATTTTTGAGGAGTTAATCCTTGGTCTCTTCTTAAAATATCATGTATATCATCACAGTAGAAATATAATATTATGTTTTCATTATCGTTAAAAACTTGACCTATGACATTTGATATTTTCAGAAGTATTCCAATATCAGTCGGATTATCCCCTTTTATTCTTTCCAGTGTAACATCTGCTATTTCTATATCATCTCCAAGCAGATCTCTCACTTCACAAGGTATTACTTCCAAGTCAAAAGGAGATATTATTATTCGATATTCATCACCTAATTGAGAACTAATAGAAACGGAAATATCCATCTAATAAATTTATGCATTAATTTTTATAGTGCAGTCCTTTTTATTGCGTAATTTTTCCTGCTGAGATAATTTCCTATCTCTCAGCTTATTTACAAAGTCTAATAGTCCTTTGGAAGGATTCTCTATTACCAATGTTTTTTGTGTATAGGTAGAAGCTTTCATAATCTATAAATATAATTACGCTACATTGTAGTGTTATTATGTTGCAAATATAAGCAATCAGTCAGTATCTCACGCTAAATCATCACTATTTTTACCACCAAAGCTATGTTTTTAACTAATATCAACATGATTATCAGCTAAATCACATCTATTATCATATAGAACAGAACTAATAAGAGGAAGGTTCATAAGGGGCCGGAACTTCTTACGTGAACCGGCTCAGAAAGCGTGTAAAGGGATATATCCTATTTATACGTTTCCTGAGAGTAAAGAGAGAACCGGCAGATCAAACAATTACTGATTATTCCTAATTGTTCTTGCAACTACCGAAGCCAAAGCACTCAGGCAATTAATCCCTTCATAGCTCTCTTTACCATTATAATCCATCACTGAATCCATAAAAGAAAGATATTCAGGATAATCATCATAATCACTTCTAAATTTAAATCTCTCTCTTATAAATTCTTCATTTGCAGATATTCTTTGGTCCATATTCGCATATAAGCTGGTAGCCCGCACATTATCCATCCATTCCCGCACATCTCTTGCAAATTGGAAATATGATTTATGACTTTCAAAAACAGTACTGACAGGTGCCCATTCTTTGAGTTTCTCTTCCATTAATCCGGCATCAAATCCATCTCTAAATAAAACTCCGTCGATAAAGACCTCAGTTCCATAGACTGCATGTATCATTATAAACTTACCATTGCAATCTGGCATGATATAGACTATAGAATCTCCTTCTATTGCTATTCCTACATTATAATATTTCATATTTTCTTTCTTATGTGTATTTCTCTTCCTAGCCATTGAATATGATAAAAACTGTTCCCGGAATATATCTGTACACACATAACGGAAACAGTCTGTTAAATGGCCAAACTCCTCGTAACTCTGTTTTGTTATCTTGTCCTTAATCCGAGCTTTTAATATTCCTCCATTAGTGTCTTTCTTTACATTCTCGTAATCTTGTATAGACTTCTTACATGATTCATCAATAGACACAGATATTCCATGGAAACCCTCTAATAAAGCATTCACAAACTCTCCCGACATAGCAACAGGAGGGTTCTTTTTAGGGACCATATCAACCACCCGAAAAGTTTCTTCCAACACATCTATAAATTTATCCAGAAAAGATCTCTTTTCATCATCAATAGTATTTCCGCTTCTGGTACTCGCATCTCCATGCAAATATACCACATCGTTATATCCGATTCCTTCCAGCCATGTACGTGTCAACTCGGCTGCTTTAGTTACTGTATTAAACGGATCTTCAGCACAGATTTCATGAACTTGCCTTAACTCCAATTCTTCATTTTGCCATATTGATACACTGATATATGGGAGAACATTATTATCAACAGAAATATGCAAAGGAATTCCTTCTGTTACAGGACATATCTTCTTATGCTTACCAGAATCAAATGCATGCAAAAACTCTCCACCTGTCTTTATTTTACCCCATTCCCCAAGCGCATATATACGATAGTAATTATAATCTCTTGTCCTATCCTTATCAAAATCAGCAACCGCCTGCCGGTCATAAAATCCATATTGCCCGTCCGGACTGCCAACTACCCAAAAATTATTGAGGTAAGTTGATTGCATTATAACTGTATCCGGAGCATGAACTTCCTCAATTCCCGTTCTAGGATTTCTCAAAAGCCTTTCTGTATTTTTCCATTTTCTAGCAATCATTGAGAATTCTTTAGGAAGAATCTTCTTTGTTTCATTGTCTCTCAATATACCATACAAGTCATTTGACTCTTCTTTTAACTGCTCTTTATCAAATACATTTTTTTTAATCCAACACTCTTCCTCAATTGGATTAAACATTGAAATGATTTTCTGTCCTTTCCGGCCTCTAAGACGCTTCTTTATCTGTTTGAAATCTTCTTCTTTAAACTCTGACAATTCTTCACAGACAACATATTTATAACTCTCCAATCCTTTTATTTTCTCAGAATCATCCAATCCCTTAAATGTTATGTAGGACCCGTTAAAACAAATAATCTTATTCTCTCTAAACGAGAATAGTCTATATACTCCAAGGGACCTTACCGCCTCCTGAAAAGTCTTATAAATACTATCAGCAATAGAAGAACCTACTTTTCTAAATACAAGCGTATTATTACCCCCTGAAAGACATTCTATCAACATAGCCTGAGCTACAGAAAAAGACTTTGCCGATGAAGAACCTCCATAGAGGAAGATAAACCTTATATCATCATCTTTCATAGCTTCCCTAAGATGATGAAAATTTGGATTAAACTTTCTATAACTAATAGATACCTTTTCCATTAATCCCCCGTCCCCGTATCAATATCAAGCAACATTTGTTTTATATTAACTTCTGTCGGTTCATCATATCCCAGCATCTTGCAAATACGAGATATGCTCCAACTCTTACCATTCAACTTTAATTCAATCCCCTCCTTGGTAACTTTAACACTTTCTACTGCACGCGCCATTTCTTCAGTCCATTCGGATGAATCTTTAAATATCACCATACCATTTCTTATACTCAGGAAATCACGGATATCAGCAAATGCAATACACCGCAATTCCTCAAGTACGCGATCCTTAGTAATATTTGACTTCTTTCTTAATTCACTTTGGAGCTCCTGTATTCTGGGAGACAGCTTTGAAACCAACTTAGATGCTGCCTCCCATACAGTTTTATCACTGGAGCCTTTGCACGAATATACCTTTCTATATGCTTCAGAAGCATTACTGGTCTCAATATAAAGATTACAGAATTTTTCTTGTTTAGGTCTTAGCTTCATGTCTTTTCGTTAGTCTGAGTTATGTATAACATAATACACATTACAAATATAATTATTTTTCTCCTAATATAAAAACTTGATTAATAGATAATCTGTAGTTTGTGGTACCATTTATCCGCATGTGGGAACCATCCTATCATAAACGATATCTGGCATATAGTTATTTTATATATCTTTCCTTTCATCGTTATTCCTCCTTTTCTAATTGCTTCACAATCTTGAAATAATCCTCCTCACTCAAAACCTTTTCAGCTGCATCAAGAACAGTATTATATCCGTTACAATAACCCAGGTCTGCAACTTCACTTATTATGAGTTTATTAAAATGTTGCAATTTCAATAGCCTTTTCATGCAAAGGGATTTATTATGATCTCTATTCATTTTTCTTCCTTTTATTTGAAATGATTAATAAGTTCTTCTACCGTAGCCTTGTGAAATTTTCTACCGTATTTATTAAGATAGTATTCAATAGTTTCATCACACATTTCATCACCACATTTAAACCATAAGTAACCATCCGTAAACCACTGGTTCTTGTCTGTATCGTCCCTCAATGCGACTATAGCCAGGAAAAGTTCCTCATTGGTTCCGCAATCAATAATATCCATTTCTTTAGAGATAACATTTATATCATCGCTCATTGAATAAACAGAAGCAAGTCCGTATGTGGAAGTGTATAGATTATTCCAACCTAAATACGGATTGCAATAATAACCAAGCTCTTTTAATTTATTCCTAAGCTCCGAATTATTCTTTCGTATAAAACAGGGTGTTGTAAATCCCATAGTTAGTCCTCCTTTTCTTTTGCATTATCATCATAGGTAAAATCGACAGACTCTAATTGGGCTTCTGAAATGAAAACCTTATTTTTATCCTGCCATTTCATTATCCTTTGGTGAACTTTTTGATTTTCACTATCCGTTATAAAACCGTGATAGTGTAAAAAACAACGGCACATATTAGCTATTGCTAACTTTCTTCTGTTTTCCATAGTTATTCCCCTTTCAATTCCTTAATTAATCCAGGGTTATCAAACTTATTCCCCAACACGCTAACACATTGTACGTCACATGGATAGTATACTTGTCCTTCTTTATCTCTGAAACAAAAACTTCCATTTTCAAAAATCACTTCTGCCACAACATGTTGATCAATATCTACAAACCCTACAATATCATGTTCATAGATCCGTTCTGGGTCGCCATCTCCTGAAGTTGTTATACCGGTGAACTGGCCTACTGTTTCCGGGATAACTCCTACCCATTTTTCAGGTTGTATCTCAAAGAAAACAGCATATGTTTTCCTTTTGATGGTTCCATGGGAAATAGTCATGCTATTTACCCATTCACCACCATTAACTCTTTTTCCTCTAAATCTTATTTCTCTGTTCATGATTAATATCTTTTCCCGTTCAACATAGGTCTTAATTCATTATATCTTTGTTTCTGTTCAATATGCCAGAGCAAATCAATATCAAGATGCTTAGCAAGCCCGAAAATCTTAATTAGAGAGTAGGATATATCTCTATCAATAAGATTTTTAGTAATATTGAAAATGGACTCTGTGAATGTTTTGTTAATGAATATACGCGAATATTCTTCAAGCACTTCATCATCCAGACAATCGTTTTCTAACTCAATGTTACGTAGCCCACATAGATCTAACAGTCGTATAGCAGCATCGGCAAGTTCATCGGGAAGTGAATCTTTTACATTATTTTCAAACGAGCACTTAAATCGTTTTTCTTCCTCTACTAATGCAGGGTAACGATTGTATTCCATTTCAAAACGACGTTTACAATTTTTTCCTAATCTACCTTTTCGGTCCGCTTCCACAGCTTCCATAAGCTCAGAAATGACAAGGCAAAGGCAGTGTTCTTTAATCAGCTCCTTATCATGGAAACCGTACTCGCAAGCGGTCTTATAAGCACGGTCGCGCCATTTATTCAAATTAATATTTTCCATAATCACATAAGTTTTAATGCTTCCTGTATTCCTGCTTCAAGTGCTTCTTCGTAGGTGTTGTAACGAACAGAGTCTCTGTCCTCCAATCCTATCAGATCATGGGTAGGTATTGTCAGAATATCGTAAAGCCAATAGTCTCCATACATATAGCTTATTTCAATATGGAGGCATTTAGTGTCACGCAACCACTTTTGGGCAGCGGATTGAGTAGGATGGGAACATACTTTTATTGGTAACTCGCTATTTGTTCTACTAGTACCATATTGTCTACCATCTTCAATATTAATAGCTATCGAACATGGCTCGTCAAATCCTTTCTCTTTCAACAGCTTCGCCGTATCTAATGTTACAAGTTTTTCGGTCATAGTTATTCTCCTTTCTTTAATTCTTTAATAAGAGCATCAGCAAATATAACTGCGGCACGTGCAATATTAGTTTGAATTTGTCTTTGACCATGCTCTGCTCCCTCACATAAAACCTGATGAT